CAAAACTATAGACGAAATAAACAAAATAGAATACTGGAAAGCAAAAGCAAAAAAGTTAGAAAAACATATACAAGAATTACAAGGTGACAGACCACTAATGAGACTAATAAGTAAAATACCGCCAGAAAGAGAATCAGACGCATACGATAAATTAGACTTAGAAATGAAGTCTTGGAAATGGAAATACACAGACAGTTCAACAGCATCAGCAATAGTAGACTAATGAAAAAAACAGAAACACTTATAAAAGAAGAAGCAACAAAAATCGTAAATCTATTAATACAAAAAAATAGAGCATACGGTGATACTGCTACAAATCCAGTTAATGTATTTAGCAAACTACCTGCAAAGGAAGGAATACTAGCAAGACTTGATGACAAGTTAATGAGAATAAAAAACAAAGGCCTTAATGATATTACAGAAGATACTGTAGCAGATTTAATAGGCTACTTGCTTTTATATAAAGTACAAGTAAGGAAAGAAGATGAGGTTATAAAAAAGAAACTCATAAAGCTAAAGTATGAATACAAAAAAGACATAATATCTGGAACTGAATAAATTAATAAAATCTATGCGTTATATAGATATAGAGAATTAATTAATTAATTTTTTATTAATTATGGATAAAAGAAAAAATAACGGTGGTCATTCTACAAAAGGCTTTGCAGGTCGTAAACCAAAGACAGAAGAAAAAAGATTAATTGAAAGACTAGATAATATAATTGATAATGAAGAAGCAATTAAAAAACTAGGTGAATTAATTGGCAAAGGTGATATGAGAGCTTTAACATTATGGTTTGGATATAGGTATGGTAAACCTAAAGAGTCAGTAGATATAAATTCTTCGGAGGGCCTTAATATAAATTTTAAAGACTTAATTAAATTTAAGTGATTGAAATAAGCCCTAAGTACGCACCAATTACACAAGCAGACAGCAGATATTTTATAGTGTGTGGGGGTCGAGGTTCTGGTAAAAGTTTTAGCGTTAATTTACTTTTATTATTACTTACATACGAACAGGGCCATACTATTTTATTTACACGATATACACTAAGCTCTGCATACATTTCTATTATACCTGAGTTTATAGAGAAAATTGAATTACTAGACAGGTATACAGATTTTCATATAACTAAAGATGAAATAATAAATATAAAGTCTGGTAGCAAAATAATATTTAAAGGAATTAAAACATCTAGTGGTGACCAAACTGCTAATCTAAAATCATTACAAGGTGTGACAACGTTTGTATTAGACGAAGCAGAAGAATTAACAAGTGAAGATACATTTGACAAAATAGACTTGTCTGTTAGACATCAAAGCAAAGACAATAGAGTTATTTTAATACTTAATCCAACAACTAAAGAGCATTGGATATACAAAAGATTTTTTGAAGATAGGGGAGTACAAGAGGGTCTTAATATAACAGCAGATAATGTAACCTATATACATACAACTTATAAAGACAATATAGACAACCTATCACAAAGTTATATAGACCAAATAGAACAAATAAAAAAAAGAAGGCCAGAAAAATATAAACAGCAAATGCTAGGTTCTTGGCTTAACAAAGCAGAAGGAGTTATATTTAATAATTGGAGCATAGGAGAATTTAAAGAAGTTAGTAAAACAGTATATGGCCAAGATTATGGATTTGCAGCAGACAGCTCAACGTTAATAGCTACAAGTATAGACATACCTAACAAACTAATATATCTTAGAGAATGTTTTTACAAACCTAGATTAACAACAACAGAACTTGTTATGCTTAATAAAAAATTTGCAGGTGAGTCATTAATAGTGGCCGACTCAGCAGAGCCTAGATTAATTTCAGAAATTAGAGCATCAGGCTGTAATATAGTAGCAAGTATAAAAGGTCAAGGGTCAATAACATTTGGTATTAGTTTATTACAAGATTATGATTTGATTATTGATAAAGATAGTATTAATCTAATTAAAGAGCTTAACAATTATGCTTGGCTTGAAAAAAAATCTAACACTCCTATTGATAAATTTAACCACGCAATAGACGCAATTCGCTATAGTGTAACCTATCAATTACAAAATAAAAACAGAGGTAGTTATTATATTTCTTAAAATACTTTATTAAATATTTTGTTTATAAGTATATTTGATTTATATTAGTTAAAAATTATTACAAATGAATATACTAAATAGAATACTCAACAACGACTTGCCTGATACTTACGAAACAAGTATTCAGCTTGTAAACGAAATAGACCCTGCTAGTGTAGACTTATTACAAACTACATTAGTGGCCTATCGTAACGGTAGCTTAAACATTAAATCAGTTTTAGATACTGTAGCAGTTATAATTAAGAAAGACAGAAACGATAAAAGATATAAAGTATGAGAGAGCTAGGTAGAATGATTAGAGAGTTCTTTAGGCGTGAGCCTAAATACTGGGTTTCGTTTCCAGAGTTTGCAGATAGCGCAGCAGAGAAAAAAATAATTATTCGTACATTTAAACGTTTTATGGAACGTAAAATAAAAATTAAAAGCAAAGAAGATGTACAAAACTATTAATGACTTACAAAATCACGCAGACGCTATTTACTGCTCAGAAACATTACAACAATGGATTAAGGCCAAACCAAAAAACAAATCACTTAAAAAATTTAGTGATGCCTTAATAAGAATACTAATTAACAATATGAATGTTAATGTTAAATTAGAAAACTGCGAATTGGCAAACAGTATATTGAGACAACAAAGAAACGAAGCGTGGCTTCAACAAAACGAAATTGCAGAAGAACTTAAAAAATTAGATAAACATTTTAGGCCGCCAAATGCCTGAAATTTGGCTTCATTTGTTGTTTAGAAAGGGTCTATTATTAGGCCCTTTTTTTGTGCAATTAAAATCTTTACTATATTACGTTATATATATATGAAACTAGAAATAAACATACCTACTGAATTAAGTGATATAACACTTAGACAGTATCAAAAATTTCTAAAGACACAAGAGCAGGTTAAATCAATGACTGAGTTACAATGTATTATGATTGAAATATTTTGTAACCTAAGGCCAGATATGGCTAAGCTAATGAACTTTAATCAAGTAGAAAAAATAACAGCAGAGCTAACAGCTATGTTTAATGATACGCCACCATTAGTACAAAGGTTTACTATGAATGGTGTTGAGTATGGATTTATACCAGAACTAGACGATATGACTCTTGGTGAGTATATTGACTTAGATACTTACATTTCAGACATTGATAGTTTGCAAGTTGCTATGAATGTTTTGTACAGGCCAATAGTACACAAACATAAACACAAATACACTATTAAAGACTATGACCCTACAACAAAAAATGCTATGCTTAATATGCCACTAGACGCAGTATTAAGTTCAATGTTTTTTTTTCTGAATTTAGGAATGGACTTATCAATAACTACCCTGAAATATTTGACGGAGGACAAGGAGACACGACAAGCAGCCTTTCACAGTTCCAGTCAAAGTATGGGTGGTTTCACAGCATTTGGGCGTTATCTGGAGGAGATATTACAAAAGTCAAAGATATTACTAAACTAAATATGCACGAGTGTTTAATGATGTTAGCATACATAAAAGACAAAAACGAATTGGAAGCAAAACAAATAAAAAACAATATTAGATGAGCAATCAAGGAGCAAGAGGTTATTACTTAGTAACCGAAACAATTAAAGAACAATTACTAAATGACGTAAATGTTAATACAGTTACTACAGGTGATATATATGACGTTAACCTAAACAAGCAAGATATATTTCCTTTGTCTCATTTAATTATAAATACAATTATACAAGGTGAACAAACATTGACGTTTAACGTAAGCATTATGGCTATGGATATTGTTGACCAGTCAAAAACAGAAACACAAGATATATTTATTGGAAACAATAATTTACAAGACATATTAAATACACAACTGGCCGTATTAAATAAATTTGTACAAGTTGCAAGAATGGGTACTTTGTTTACACAGCAATATCAAGTAGACTCAGACGTTACACTTGAACCATTTTATGATAGGTTTGAAAATCAGTTAGCAGGTTGGACTGCTACGTTTGATATTGTAATATATAATGATATTAGAATTTGTTAATGGAGTTAAAAGAAGTACATAAAGAATTAGTCAAGTTTGCTAAATATGTTATACAGCAATCAAAAAGCAATCTAACAAGACAAAAAAAGAATGTAACTAAAGACTTATATAATTCTTTAAGTTATAAGATTATAGAAAACAAAACAAGTATGCAGGTCTTATTTTTTATGGAAGAATACGGAGACTTTGTTAATAGCGGTGTTAAAGGTAAAAGCCCTTCTAGTTTACCACAAGGAGCTAAAAACTTTGGCCGTCAACAAGCTCCCTATAGCATATTTAAGTTTGGTCAAATGAAGTCTAAAGGTTTAAGAAAAGCAATTAATAAATGGGTATTAAGAAAACCAGATTTAAAAGGAAGCGTTAGAGGTAAAGACGGAAAATTTATAAGCCGTAAATCTTTAAATTACTTAATAACACGAAGTATTTATTTAAGTGGTATTGCTCCTAGTTTCTTTTTTACTAAACCATTTGAAAGAGCTATTGAACGTTTACCAGACGAACTGTTAGACCAAGTAGTTTTAGACTTTGATACATACATAACAGACATAACAGAAAAATAATAGAATATGGCAAATTTAGCATTAAGAAGCCCACAGTATAAAACAGCAGTTGCTAATACAGGCACTCCTTTGTCAACTAAACTTACAATAACTATAGATACTGTGCTTAGATATACATTAGTTAAACCGACATCACTAAATGAAAATATGCTTTGGGAAATATCTCAACTATGCAGAGATTATTTAGAAGCAAATACTTTTATAAACACAACTATAGACATAGTATCAGTAATTACATCTCACGCATCTACAGACGGTTCTGGTGCTGCATTGACTACAGATACTTTTACTGACAAAGGATTTGACGGTTACGGTACATTTATGGAAGGCGCTAATCCAACAGTACCTTTTGGTAGTATACCGACTTGGGCCATAGCTCCAGATGATAGCGGAGACTTTTATGTTTATTATCCTTATAACTATCAAGGCTATGTACCAATAATAAGCTCTACTTCTGCAACTTCATATTTTAAATTTGGAAGTCAAGATACTATAGTTCAAGGAAGTGCTGCAGGGGTTGACTTAAATATTGTTAGAGTAGACTGTAGTAAATATGGTAATGGTAGTAAAATAAAATTTGTAAATAAATATGGAATGATACAAGAGTTATTTTTCTTTACAAAATCAGTTGAAAACGTAAGCAAAAAACAAGAGACATTTAATAGAAACATAGTAAGCGCAACAGGTACTTATAACACAAGACAACATACTAAACCAGTCTATAATACAACAGCATCAGAAAAAGTTTCTTTAAGTTCTGGGTATTATCCTGAATGGGCTAATGAATGGTTTGAGCAGTTAATGCTAAGCGAACAGGTTTGGTATGTAGAATCACCAGTACCAACAAATCCTGCTACAGACGTTGACATTCCAGTTAATGTTTC